CGATTTTAGCACCCTGATTATTCAGCTCTTCTATTACTTCCTTTCTACCTTCTTTGACCATTTCTTTATATTTCTTAATTGCAATTTGATACATTTCTTTTTTCAGTATAACACGTAAATTCTGTATTTTCTTACCGCCGATTACTTGCATTATAAGATCATCCACCTGCATAGCTTTGATCTCAAATAACTCATCATCCAATTCATCACTTGCAGTATCAAGCGCCATTTCTATTGCCATGAGATTCGGTATCTTTTCAATCTCTGATAACTCTATATTACTTAATGCACTTTTAGTCCTATCAATCCGGGCATACCGCATATTTTCTTCATCATCAATAGAATCCGGGTCTTGCTTTTCCTTATCCGGTTTTTCCTCAGGATCAGTTTTAGGCTCTTCGGGTTTTTCCTCAATATCCTTTTCGTCTTTTTCCGGTAGGTCATATTCTCTACGTATTACATTTTCAAGATCAAAGTCTTTAGATATAAGACCGGATTTCATTAATAGCGATAATGTAGTGCCATCCAATTTCTTTATTCGACGTGCTTTTAACTGCGGATATTCCTTGACCTTCCAGTTATAATCAACTATTTCCTTAATCCAAAACCTATTCATTACTTCACATATATAATCAGCATAAGTCTGCGTACTTTGAAGGAATATTTCAATAAAACTTTTTCCCAGTGAATAACTACCCGTCTTCTCCTGTCCGAGATTCGTAAACATCTGAAATCCGGCTCTGCTGATTTGATAATCGCTATATTGCAATGACGGTATAACATCTGTCCCGCCGTTATTTTCAACTGTCTTAATATCAAATTCATATCCAAACGGCAGTACAAGTCCACCCTTTTCGCATGAGTGTATTTTTGTTACAGTCTCCTCGGCATTATCCCATTCATCCGATCCTTCTTTAATTCCGTCCGGTACTTTCATAACAGGAATGCCAGTACCATGTCGATCATGTTTAATAGCGTCTATTTTCAAAAGCCGTTGTTTAATGTACCACGGGCCAAACATAGCCCTAAGTAACGATATACCTTCCCAATTATCACCTTCACGGTCAGTTGTAAATACCAATATTCGTTTAATCGGCAATATAGTCTCTTTTCCCAACTCATTAGCTTGCACCGGCCCTAACAACTGATCTTTGCTTTCGTCATATTTCCATTCGTCAATCGTAATAGGCATTCTCGGTGCTAACTTTTCAGGTACAACAAGACCCTCGATTTCGTCATATCGATATACTTTCTCCATAACCATAAACCCAAACACAAATTCTAATAGTATATGACGAATAGTATCATCCCATGTCATTGACATCTTATTGCGCATTATATCAAGTTTTTCTGCTATCTCATCATTCTCAGGTATAATCGGATCGATATAATAATCAGCCTGTCTGATAGGCAGTGTGATCCCCAGCAATGTGCTTTTTATCTGTGGGTCATTCCTGCGCATCTTATCGAATATAGACCTGGAATTATATCCGTCTAATTTCGCTAAATATTCTCCGGTATCTGCATCACCATATAGACCCCTATTGCCGGATACACCTACTGCTTTAGGAAATGATTTTTTTATTTTTTCTGCCATTAAAACTCCATATCCCGTAAACCACTTGTAATTGATTTAACAATCCTTTTCTGCTTACCCATGTCTTGCTTGCCTGTCTTGTCTTCACGCATTATCACATATCTTACACAGTCCATAATATGATCGTTCTCTTTGACGGGCTCTTCCTTACCTTTCTCGTTCCAGCTATACTGTGATATTTCTTTGATTGCATTAACACAATTATTGAAAATAAATAATCTCGGTTTTCCGTCTCCCTGTATCTTAATTCTATTACTTACCTTTTGAATACCCTGACTTACATTTTTATCGGCATTAATTGTATATATACCATACTCTGTCAATTCAGCCTGATCCTGTGAGTCATGGTCACTTATTGTATATTCGTATCGAGGCAGATCATCATATTTATTAATCTCTTTTGCATGCTCCTTAATCAATTTTTTTCTCTGATAATGCTCTCTGTATAAATACGCTCTATTATCCTCATCGAATGCCATCCAGATACAAGCAAACGGATTAACATACCCGAAATCTATACAGCGTACTTTCCGCCATGCTCTCGGTATTTCAAACGGTTTAATTACATGCACATCTCGATCAAAGTCCTTATATACAAGCCCCTCAAATGCGACAAACTTACCGCCCAGCTCCTGATCTGCAAACGTTCCGGTATATGAATCGTATAAGTCCTCTACATAATCGTTAGGCAGGTAGATATTGTCTTTAGTTGAGCATTGGATCATATTATAGTTTTTATTGTCTGCTATATAGAACTTTTCGTATATCCAGTCAAACCCAGCCGGCGTGCCTGTAAGAAAACCCTCGCTTTTCTCAGATCGCCTTATTCTACCCTGCATGATCTTGAACGTTATATACTTCATTAATGCAGGCTCATCTAACCAAAACCAGTCTAAGTTCGGTCCCCTTAATCTATCCGGATGCTCAGCAGACCTACAGAATATAAGATTATTATTATATTCAATAATCGATTCATTTTTATTGTAGTTATATTTATGATTAACCTCATTCAGCATATCAAATAACGTTAATAGCGTTACATCTCTTAGCATAGAGTATGTAGGTGCTACTATCATACCTCTGGAATTATCACGATTGATTATACTCTTTAACGCTCCTGCAAAAGTCTTTCCAGATCCCACACCGCCTATATAGGCATTATACTTGTAATCGTTAAACAGAAAATCATCTTGACTTTTTAATAACGTTATATTAAGGTCTGACATACTACTTATTAGAACGATTAATAATAATATTCCCACTTACTTCACCTTTTATATTCATGTCCTGTCTATCTATCCAACCAAAATTCTTTAATGCAAATATAGCCCCGGTACAACCATTATAATTAAGTTGCTTTTCATAATGTATTTGTATTCTTAATTTTGCCCTTTTTATAGTGTAAGAGAATTCTTTTTTTTCCTCATAATCATAAAAAGATTGCCTACTGCAAAATCCTAATTCATAACATAATTCTGATATTGTAGGTCTATCCCTTTTACCAAGACTATTAAAATATTTATCAATTTTATCTTGCATTTCTTCAGGAGTTTTATAATCTGGTATCATCCCCATTGTTTACTTCCTATAATTGGCATATTACAAGATACTTGAAAAGTATTGCCTAAATCATCTGATATTTTACCAAACGCATATATGCCAAAAGAACCTGTTTTAAAAACTTTTGGAGTTCCCCTTAATTTACCTAACAGATTATCTCCTGAATATATCTCTATATCCATATCATCTATATCATAGATTTCTAAGAATTCTTCGACAGTTTTTGATTGATTTTGTGATATTTGATTTAAAGGACTCAGTTATAACCTCCGTGTATATAACTGAAAACAAAGCCGGCTTTTATAGACTTCCTTTTCTACTTATATAGTATACTATATATTTCTTAACATTTCAAGTCTTTATATAAAAAAAATTTATATTTTTTACTACTTTTGTCAAGTGTTTTCTATTAATTGAAATATATTTTTCTACTAATGTCAAGTATTTCTTTTTGTCTTTTTATTATATATATTTTATTATTTAACCTGAAATTAGAATTTTCCCTGATATTTTCTTCAATTTGATTCTCTTTATACTTCATTCCAACTGCAAAACTAAATACCATTATTAACATTACAATCAAGTATATCATTTGACTACCTTAATATCCTTTTTAGGCTGTATTATTTTATTCTTTTTTTCGATATTTTCTTTACGATCCTGAATAAACTTTTCAAGCTTCGGTATAGGTATTGTATTGATTGAATTGGATATATCAACGCTTTTTTCATAGCTTTTATATAGCCTGTCAAATATCCTTAATCCCCATATATCATTATCAAAACAATCACCCATCTTATTTGCATCAAGCCACTGCAAAAATCCGCCGTACATTTTCTTTTTTAAATCATTAATTTGTCCCATAATCACTCCTTATAATAATTGACTTACAAAACAAGAACCTCTTACATCAAGTCTCTTTATCTCTCTAATACTTTCAAGATAATTAACAGCTTCCCTAACATCTTGATTTGAATATTCTATATCTTCTATATAATCGTGAAAAATTACTATGCCTTTATTCACTACCCTGTTTTTCCAGATATAAAACTGTGCTATTATATTATCAAATTTATGCCCGTCGTCAATAAATAACACATCCGCAGTTATACTATTATTACAACCAACTTTTGCAGCATTGCCCTTGATTACTTCGACATTATTATATTGACTTAATTTTTGCTTTACATCTTCATACGTCAACCCCTTTTCGGGTCTATATCCCCATTCCGGTCTATAATCCGGAAATGTATCTACAGTTAGAATATATTTTACAAACTTAGCCATTATTTCAGCACTACCGCCCATGTATGTGCCCAACTCTACCACTGTTTTATCAGTACAATATTGTTTCAATACTTCTATATCATCATTATTCAATAAATATTCTTTCATAAAATCCACCTTGAATATATCCTTATTTAATTTTTTACTTTCTTTATCAAACATATCCCAGTAATTATTATCATTTTTATAATACTCCCACCTGTTATTTAATTTCATATCGTTTGCCCGATCCTGATATTTTTCTCTATCATCAAACGAACTGGAAGTACGGGCAAGTACATTAAAATTCTTATCTGTAAACTCTAATCCTAACTTTTCAATTATTGATTTCCGATATT